TCGCGCCCTCCCCGATCAGCGTCCACGGATGCGTCACGACGCCCTGCCCGAATGTCACGTCCTGATCGATCATCGTGAATCCGCCAAGGACCGTAAAACTGCCAAGCGTTGCCCTCTCGCCAATCTGCGCATCGTGCGCGATATGGCAGCCCGCCATGAGCAGCACCCCAGCGCCGACGCGCGTCTCCTCGACGATTCCGTGATGGACGGACGTGTACTCGCGAACGCACGCGCCGCGATCGATGACGACGCCCGCGTGCCGGACTGGCGCGTCCAGTCCGCTCGGATACGAGCCGCGATGCTGTGGCGATCCGCCGATCGTCGCGTGCGCGCCGATGTAGACGTCGTCGCCGATGCGGCATGGTCCCGTGATGACGGCGTACGGCTCGATCGTCACGTTCTCGCCGATGTCGACATTACCGCGAATGATGACGGTGTCGTGAATCATGCTGCCTCGATGTCCTCCAGGGTTGCCGTTACGCGATACTCCAAGGTCATATCGTGATCGCCCGTGCGAATCCTGCACGCCATATTGGAGAGACTGCGCTGCACCGGTGTCGCCGCCGTCGTGTCGGCGAGCTGATCCCACAACATGTCGCCGCCCGAGTACACGATCCGCATCATGCGGCGCTGCTCGTCCACATCCGTGCGCGCCGACAATGTCGCCACAGCTGAATCCGTGTCAAGCGATACGAATAGATGCGACTCGCCACGGTCGACGCTGCGGACGCGCCACGGCTCATCAGTCAGCGCGTGCAGCAGAGCAACATCGTGGACGAGCATGTCATACAGGATCGGCGCTGCCGTGCGACTGCCGACGGCGTTACGTTCCGCGACGACCTCGAGCACGTTCCCCGACGCTGCCGCCTTCGCCTTCATCTTCTGAAACGGCCAGGCGTGTCGCATCGTGTAGTCGATCACGGCGACGCGCCCCTTACGCTGCGCCAGTGAGTCGATCCGCTCGACGTCCTTGACGATCGTCGCGCCCGGCTTCGCGATCATGACGTGCGCGTAACGAGACAGCGCCATCATTGCCGCCTCGACCTGCGTCCCGATCGGCGACGCGATCACGACGAGCTGCGGCGTCGTCGCATCGAGCGCGTCCTGCATAGTGCGAAAGGTGTACAGATTTGCAGCGCGCGCAGCCGCACGCGATTGGCCGCTCGGATCGTGAATCCCGGCGACGAAAAAGTCCGGATGGTCAAGCAGGTTGCGCGTCAGGACGCGGCCCCAGTAGCCGAACCCGGTGACGAGAGTCCGGATCACCACGCCTGCTGGAGTCGCGTCGCCAGACTCCACTCCATATCGGCCGGCACATTTCCGCCAGATCGTGACCATCGATACTCGTACAGCGCATGATTCTGCGCGTGCGTCTCGCGATTGCGCTCCGCCTTGACGGGATCACTCGCGATCGTGCTCGAGTTGTCATGATGGACAACCGCGGCGGACTGCACGAACGTCATGCCGAGTATCCGCGCGCGACGCTCCCAGTCGACATCCTCCATATAGGCCGGATGGAACCGCTCGCAGAACAGGCCGACGCGCCTGATGGCGTTCGCGCTGATCCATGTGCAGCACCACGGCGGCGCGCCCGCTTGGACGACGTCGCCGCTCGTCGTGTCCTGCGAGAAGATCGAGAAGGCATCCTCGCCGAAACACGCATCCGAGTTCAGGAGAAGCCAGCCGCTTGCGTGCGGCGTCGCCTTGATGCCGAGGTTCCAGCTCGACGCGACGCCGAGATTCGACGGCATCTTCCACAGGTAGCGGCGCTTCGCGATCATCCGCATCTGGATAGTGTCCAGATAGTGATCCGGAAGGCCGTCGCCGTTATCGATGACGATCAGCGTCTCGACCTCGTCGAGGCTTTCGATGGCGCGCTCGAGCAGGTCGTACCGATTCAGGACGGGTATGACGACGACGTCGATCACGGCTGCCACGCTGCGAGGCGCTGCATGATCGGCCGCCAGTGCTCCGCATACACGGCGTCGGCCTCGTACGCTTTCGCGAAGTCGATCGCGTCCTGACTCGTCGCGCCACGCTCTCGCGAGTATGCATCCTCGAGCGCCTGGACGATGTGGTGAACGTGCGGCGTGAAGAACCACGAATCTTGGTTCGGATCCCAGAGCGGCTGCCCATCGATGACCCAGCCGTCGCCGACGAGCTCGGGCTGCGCGCTAAACGCGCTCACGATGACCGGCGTCCCGCACGCTTGCGACTCGATGACGGGCACGCCGAAGCCTTCGCCGGCACTCGTCGCGAGTAGGACATCCGCGTCCGTGTAGAGAGCTGCGAGCGCCGTCTGCGGCATATTCATCCTGTAGAGATACTGATTGACGATGCGGACCTGCTCGGGCTTGATGCCGCACGCGGCGACGAGGCGCTTCACGTCGACACCGCCGAGCGCGGCGGACTCATCGGTATGCAGGTACAGGATCGCGTCGGGACGATTCTGCGCGAACACGCTAAACGCGAGCAGGTTCTCGCCCCAGCACTTCCGCGGCGGAGTGCGACCCTTGTTCGCCGAGTTCATCATGACCACGAACGCATCGGGATCCTCGATACCCATGATGTCGCGTCCGCGAATCTTCTTACCCTGCGCGTCAAGGAAGGACGGCGTCGGCTTGAAAACGGTCGCGTCGAAAGCGTGCGGCGCGTACTCGTGATCGATGTTCTCGAGCTCGAGCATCCGCGATCCGAACTGACTCATCGCGATCGGCATGACGTTCGGCTTCTTCAGCCATCGGATCACGTCCGGCGGTGCGGGCTGGTGATCGATCGGAACCCACGCGGCGATCTTCTGAATCTGATCGATGCTCGGATTCTTCATCGCCCAGACGTCGAACAGTGTGATGACGGCGCTCGGCAGCGGCGAGCCGTTCGACCATCTTTGCCAATGCGCGCACAGGATGTCGTCGGAATACGGTGCCACTCCGCAGGGGAATAGATGGATTCCATTCCATTGGCTCTCGCATCCCTGCAATCCGTAGTTGCAGGCGATGGCGAGTTCGTGCCCATCGGCCTGGAGACGCTCAGACAGCTGCGCCGTTTGCACGCCGTATCCCGTAGCAGCCGTCGGGCTATTCGAGCTCATCACGAGCCGCATCGGCTGAATGCCGGGCTCGACGTGCTTCGTCTTCGCAGCCGCTCGACGCATCTGCCGATTCGACACTTTCCCTCCCTAAAGACTAAGGGCCGCCGATCCGAAGATCGACGGCCCCTAGGTTACCACTCCGTGCGGATCGCTTACGCGGTGCCGCCGGCGAAGTACTTGACGTGGCTCGACTGCGGCAGGGCGCCGTCGACGCGCATCGTCGCGCGGAACGTGACGAGGTCCGCGTTGAACGCGAACTCGTCGGAGCGGTCGAGGCGGATGCCGCCGACCGTGCGGACGAAGTAGCTCGGCAGGTGACCCACGAGGACGGACTTCGCGTTGGTCGCGGGGTTCGTCATGTGCGGGTTCTCGTACACCGGGCGACCGAGGAGCAGGTCGCGCGAGTTGCCGTCGAGCGCCGGGGAGAAGATGTAGTTCCCCGCGGTGTCACGCAGCTTGCGGACGGCGCCGATGGCGGCACCGTTCATCATCCAGCCGACGCCGGGCAGCAGGCGCGCCGCACCGTCGAGGCTGTAGTACAGGTCGATCAGGTTGTCGGCGGTGAAGGCGCCGGAGACGCCCGTGCCGCCGGTGATGCCCGAGCCGGCGGCGTTCACGATGCCGGTCGGCTGGACGGTGCCGGTGCCCGTCGTCAGGGCGGCCTGCACGTTGTAGCCGAGGCCGTTGCCGACCTGATCGGCGAGGAAGCCGAGGAGGTCGACGCCGGAGTCCTCGATCATCTCGCGGGACACCTGGATGATGAAGCCGTACTTGTACGCCTTCAGGTCGGTGAACGAGTTGAACACGGGGTCCGACTCGGAGAAGTTGGCGCCCTGCGCCGTGACGGTGCCCGAGGTCGAGTAGGTCGACAGGCTCGGGACCTGCAGCGTCTCGCCGCCGGCCGTGTTCAGCACGGTCGACACGTCGAGCATCGGGCCCACGAGGCGAGCCTTCAGGATGACCTGGTCGTAGAACGAGGTCGGGACCGGAGCGCCGGTCGAGGACGTGAGGACGTCGCGCTTCTCGAAGTTGTGAGAGCGGACCTCGCCGCGCACGAGGGCGCGGATGGCCTCCGCGTCGGAGTCGTCGCCCGCGGGCTCCTCGTCCGTGCGGATCTCAGCCGCGACCGCGTCGAGGCGCGCCGCGCGCTCCTCGTCGGCCTTGAGCTGCTCGATCGTCTGCGCGCGCGAGTCGAGCTCGGCGGAAATGCGATCGTACTTCTCCTGCTCCTCGGCGTTGAGGTCGCGGTTCTCCGCGGCCGCCGCCTCGAGCAGGTGCTTCGCCTCGTGCCACGCGGCCTGGCGAAGATCGTGCTGGCGCTTGATGTAATCGGACATCTAGACCTTCCCCCTTTCAGGGAATCGTAGGGATTGCCGGCCGCGGCTCCGCGTAACCGATGTCTGAGCGGCTCCGCTCTAGACACCAGAATGATAACCCCGCAAATAGGGGAAACTAGAGTCCGCAGAATGTAGACGCTAGACGCGCGCCATCAGCACGTCGAGCTGCTTCTGCTTCATCGCCAGCTTCGCGGCGACGTCATCACGCTCAGCGCGCAGCTTCGTCACGGCCTCGTCAAGGACGGTGGCAAGCTCGTCGTCGAGCGTGTCGCCCTTCTCGAGGGCGCTGATCGCGGCGTTCAGCTTGTCGAACTCGATGCCGGTCGCGTCGACGAGGCCGTCGAGGCTGCGAACCGTCGCGGCCGTCGCCTCGTACGCCGGGAATCCCGTGACGATCGATACCTCGTGCAGACGGACCTCGCGAAGTTCGCGCTCCTGCCCGTCATCACTCCACGAGTCGCCGCCCTTAGGGACGGAGAAGCCGAAGGACATCGAATCGATGTCGCCGCGCTTGAGCAGGACGGCCATGTCGCGACCGTCCGTCGTGTCGGGCAGGTCCGCCTCGACCTCGAGGCCGCGACCCGACTCGGACAGGCGAAGCGTGCCGGCACGCTTCGATGCGAGCACGCGCGAAGTGTCGTGATTGACAAACAGCTTGATCTCGTTGCGCGACCGCAGCGACCGCGAGAACGCGCCCGGCGCGATCCTCTCGATGAACGGAAGCGGCTGGCTCGGCGAGTTGAACGCGGCTGCCAGGCCGACGAACGTCATGCCGTCGCCCTCCGTCGCATTCCGAATCTCGAACTCGTTGACCGTTACGCGACGCTGCTCGACACCGTTCTCCATACGGAACAGGGTAGCACCGGGGCGCTCGCGAACGGAGATACCCGGATACCATCGCCGATCTTCGGCCTCCTCCTCGGCGGCGATCTCGTCGCGCTTGCGATTGAACCATTCGATCGCCGGCTCCGGGTCGAGAGGGTCGATTCCCCAGAGGTAGAACGCGACAGCGCCGGCGCCCGGCCAGCCGTCCGCGTCCGCGTCGGAGTTCTGGGGCGCGTCAAGGTCGACGAGATGACGAGCCGCCCAGGCGGCGACACGGACGACCTTGTCCTCGGACACCTCGCCGGCGGCCATCAGGCGAGCCTCGCGGATCGTGCGCTCGACGAGGCCGTCGCCGCCATAGCCTTCTGCGCGCAACTCGAGGCCGCGCGCGGCAGCGTCGCGAATGTACTGAGGCAGCGCGAGATCGACCTGCCGCTCGACCATCTCCGGCAGCTCGAGCGGATCGACCGCGTCGGGCGTCAGCGTCGTGATGCCGATCCGCGCGTACTCCGCGCGAATGTCCTCATCGTTCTCGATCGCGAGTTCGATGTTGTAGACGTCGAGGAGATCCTTCACCGTCTCCGACTTGAAGGCGAGTGAATCGGCGTCGGCGTTCGGCTTCATAAAAAGCTGGTCCCAGTCAACGTCGGCCGCCTCGAGCTCGGCGACAGTCGCGGCGCGATCGTCTTCGATGCGAGCGGTGACGATGATGACCTCGCCCTCGTATTCGTCCACGAAGTCGACGACGTTGCGGATCGGCTCACCCTCGAACGTGATGAGCGTCCCATCGATGTCGACGATGATCGCCGGCGGCCCATCGAGGTTGCGCTCGCCGCCCGGCTCCATGCCCTCAGCGATACTGACCGCGACCATCTGATCGATAGCGGCTTGCTTCGACTCGTGACAGCCGATTACTTCGCCGTCATCTTTGATCGTCGCCCAGCCGTCACAGTCCGGGCTCGTGTCCGTGATGAAGTACGGCATCCGCCTATCGCTTGACCTGTAGGACGTGGACCTCGACGGAGCCGCCATCCGTCACGGCGTACAGCGAATCACCCGCATCGATCATGACCTGAATGGTCTCAGTCTTCGGCAGGTGAAGACCGGTCGAGATCGTCACGTCGGGGCCGCCGATGAAGACGTCGTCGCCACTCGTGTGGTCGTGGTCGTGAATGATGACCAGTTGCGGATTGTCATCCGGCGATGCGATCTGGATTGCGGCAGTTCCCACGGCGTGCTGCGAAGAGACGATCATGCTGCACCATCCACGGGGTAGGCGGCCTTCGGATCTTCCGGATCGATCTGGCTGATCGGCTGGAGCTGCGTCGTCGGAAGGCCCGTATGCGGGATCGCCGGCAGGTCGAGCGCGGCAAGGATTGAGGCCGGATCGAAGCCGGAGAAGACGAGGCGCTGCACGATGCCAGACTTCTTCTCCAGCTCAGTAAGGTTCGCCGCGTCAAGATCGACATTGGCAAGCGGGACGCGGTAGACGTCGCCGCCGTCGACGGGCGGCATGTCCTCGATGCGGCGGATATCGTTGATCGACGACCATCCATTGACGAGTGCCGAGGCGTGCGCCGCATAGCGGCTCTCCTGGTCGCCACGCTGCAGCGCATCGACGTTGAACTTCAGGAACGCGACACCCGGCAACAGCGTCGAATAGGCATCCTCGATCTTCACGATGTACGGGCGGAGCGTGTGCTGCACGAACTGGATGCCGTTCTGCTCGACCGAGGCGTACGACATCGCGCCCGGCGTCGTCACGCCGATCATGCTCGGCGGACAGCGGAACGTTCGCGCGATCTCCTCAACGGCGAACTGGCGCGACTCGAGCATCTGCGCCTCGT